TGCTATTCTCATAGCCCTCATTTTGTTAAACTCTGGATGTACTAATAATAAATTCACTATATCATCAAATGATAAACCTTTTTCTATTGATGACATTAGAATATTTGAAATAATCTCTCTGCTATATCTTGTCATTAATTCTGCATCATTCAATAAATCAATTCCAAAATATTGATTCATCAATTCAATTATTCTCTCATTGATGCCCATTTGCCCATCAGCCTTCTTAATAAATTTGCTGCTAATTTTTGCCCACTCGACACCACAAGTTTTATATAGATTTAATAATACCTCATAAATTGGATATGATGGTATTGACATTACATCTTGTGATTTAATAAAAGATTTTAATTGTAATTGCAACGCAGTTGCAAATTTTTTCTCAAAATATTTTTCATATTGTTGCTGAAATTTGTTCCACTTTAAAATATATTTACGCTTATTGTTAGCATTCATCTTGCAATTTTTTATTCAAATTCTCTATAAGCATTTTATATACTTGCTCTTTCTTCCATTTCCTATGTGCCTTTTTTTGTGGGCAATCAGGTATTGGCAAATGCTCCAATATTAAATAGAACATTTTATCTTCTATCGCATTTACAATTCCTTCTATGCTAAGCATTATTCTCCGGGTGGTATTATAGGATTAACTAATTGCAAATCGCCTAATAACATTTTATTTGAATCAATTAATATCTGATCCATTAAAGGATCATCTATTTCTTCAAACTGCATTATATCTCTTTTCTCATTTGGTGTTATCCACCACATAGCATCCAATGCACTCGCTTGTTGTTTTATATCTTCATGAAGTGATGGTATCTCACTTAAATCAATCTCAATTGTCCTTTTAACACCACCACCAAATAATGGTGCAATCTGATTTACAAAAGCATCACGAAGTAAATAAATGTTTGGAAGAATACTATTGGTGTATAATCTTTTTTCAGCCCAATTAACATTATTATCAGTTGATGCCTTATGATTGTTTAACAATACCTCTGGAATCTTATAAGCATTACAAAGTTTTGTGAAATCTATACTTTGCAAATCAAGCACGTTCATATCAGCAAGTGATAATCCCAATTCTAAATAACCCATTTCTCCTGCTGCAAAATATGGCGCACCTTTATTGCTTGAATTTTTAAGATAACTTGAGAAATCATTTTTTCTTTGTCCTAAAGTCTCAATTGCATAATCACTCTTCTCATAAACTATTCCCGGAACACCACCATTTTGCACTTGAGCAACACTTGCGTTCATACCAGCTTCAAGTCTTGTCAATCTTTTACTTAATACTTGAAGTGGACTCAACCCTCTAAAATTTCTGCCATTAGCATAATCAGGATTGAAATATTTTATGTGCATCACTTCATTAGCAGTAAACTCCCCTTGAAAATTTACATCAAAATATCTATATCCTAAAACTTGTTGTGGGAACGAATCAGAAAGAATAACTGAAATGTTCTGATTGTTTAAAACGTGCAATTGTACTTTACCTTTATTAGGCCCAAACTCAATTATATTTTTGTATAAAAATAATTCTCCAGCAATGTAAAGTATTGTGTAGTATTTTATTTTCTCTGCATAATCAATGCTATCAATAAATTGAACAAATGGATCTTCTTCAGGTAAATCTTGCATTGCTTTGCTTCTATAATATTTACCATGTATCGATGTCTGACTAAACCTTTTATAATTCTTCATGGAAGATTCGCTAACAATCTTATATCCATACATTGGAATCCTCGCAGCAGTTTCAGCAAGAAGAGTAACTATTGAATACACATCATCAACAGTTGTATAAGTGTTTATATTCTCAAGCTCCTGATAAGTTGGGAAAATAGATGTGGAAGCATTTAGTTGAATTGCAATAGACCTGTTCTGAAGTTGTTTTATTTGACTTTTTAAATCATTAACTATTTTGGATGTTCCAAAAAGTTTATCAATTATCCGCATAAGCAAAAACTATTTTAGGTTTTAATTCAAAAATTTCCCTCATCATAAACATATCCATTAAATCCGGTGAATCGCCACTAAGTTTTGTTTTCATCTCATCCTTAGAAATGATTTTTAGTTTACCATCAAAATCAACTCTATCTCTTTTTATAGCCTTCCTCTCATACAAAAACCTTTGTCTTATTGTCATCTGGCTATTATACATCTTATTAGCAACCCTCTCATTTATTTTTATCTCATCTCTTCCAACTCTATTACCTACACGATAATAACATTGAGTTTTCAAATTGAAATAATTCTCTTTTATATATCTTCCACTTGTTGGATCATTCACACCCATCACCGCACCACCACCATTAAATGGCAATGCTCCCTTAATAAATCCATCTATGTACGAACCAACACCATCACTGTCATAACAAATGTAGCGATTTTCTACATTATATTTATCTGCTAATTTGTTAATAAGTTCCACAACTTGCATACCATCACTTTTATCCATCAACTCTATATCCATCAATTCCCACCCTTCCCAATATCCAACAACCAATTTATTGCTTCCCTTCATCGCAATATCAGCAGTAATGTATTTCCCCTTCCTCGAAACATTTCTCTCCAAATCAAATAATCTTATAAAAGCCCCATGATCAAAAATATCATTTGGACTTTGGCTAACTTTCCACATCCCCTCCAATAACTGCCTTCGTGTCTCATCATCTTGCGACAACAAATTACCCGGATAACTTGGATCAATCTTTAAACCTTCCTTATTGTCATATATCGAACCACTCACAAATGTAATTGATTTTATAAAATCCTCTGGCATTAACCCCGACTGCTCTATCAATGGCTGAATAATGTGCCACGCATTCTTCTTAACCTCATCATAACTATTCCCCCAAATATAGTCATTGCCATACTTTATAAAATATCTCAACACTCCCCTTCTCTCAAGTATTGGGAACCCACTCTCCTTATCTATCCACCACTCAATCAATTTATACACCCAACTATCAGGATCGGGATTGCAAGTTGCCCGAACATACGGCTTCACTCCACAACTCGACCTGTTTCTCGACAATAAATAAAAAAACATCGTTTCAGTAAAATGTGTCAACTCATCAAATCCCAAAAATGTTATTTGTGAACCCTGCCAATCAAATTTATTCTTCTCATACTCCAAATGCCGAAACGATAACTTCGATCCCGATGGGAACTGCCAATCAAGCGATGACTCTCTTGGCTCCGCACCCATTATTGGGTACAACTTCATACTCGTATCCCATAACCCACCCTCATTGCGTATTTGCACACTTGTCCTTCTGAAAATAACACCACCAAACTCTGGAATACTAACGTGCCGAAGTGGATCGAGAAGCAATGCAAATGTTTTACCAACAAATGCAGCAGCTCCCCCAATAACAATATCAGCTTGACTACTTAACGCTATCTCTTGGTAGCCGGGTTGAGGCTTTATAAAATCAATTTTCTTCTTCGCCTTCTTTGCCATAAGTATCATTTAATATTTTAGCACTTTCCTTAACATCAATGGTTTCCTCTATTGGCTCCAATACCTCAGATATTCTTTCACGATTGTTGTGTGGCAATTGAATAACCTGAATATGTTCTATGCGCTTAACTGTATCTATATCCAACTGTTCCTTTGGCTTACCTACTGCGTGTTCAAATACAAACTTTATAAGTGGTGGCTGCTTTGAACTTAGAAGTGCAATAAACCCATCTTTAAGACTCCCATATCTTTCTGTTATGGCTTGGATAGCGGTTGAAATTACTTTTTCCTCTTCTGGTGTTTTCTCCTTTGATCTTGGTGGCATATTGTGAATTTTAAAGTAAAACTATTGAATTATTCTATAAATCATACAAATTATAAATTTTTATAATAGACCTTTTTTTTACAAAAAATTTTGGAGATGCCCTTCAATACTGAATCGTAAATCAAAAAAGGGTAGAAGTTTTGCAATACATTTTTATTATTTTAATATATATATTTAGGCAAAAAATTTGCCGATGTGGTACCTCTATGGTACGGGTACCCAAATTGCCCAGCACATTATCAAAATCATTCAATTATCAATAAGCCCTATATATAACGGCAATTGGTCCAAAGTGGGAAAATCAAACTTTCGAAGGTGCTTTGTCCTAATAATCTGTATTATGTTAAATAGACTTTTTTTGTTGGTGGGAATTTATAAGCGGATCAATGCCAGTTATTGCGCTATGGTGTTAATTGTTAACTTATTGCAATATGAACACATTTGCAACAATGTTGCATAATATGTATGGAATCTTTCACCGGCTCTTTGTCTTTATGTCCGGTTACCACAAACCGAATAAATCAATGTTTAAACATTAATAAACCTATTTTGTAGTATAAACTCTACATATTACAAAAGTAGTTCATGAGGAGTTTTGAGGCCGTTTCTTACTCTTCTACCCTTTTATACCTTTTTCTCTTTTATATATATATTTTAACCCCTACCCCTATAAAGTAAGTAAGAATATACTACATCTACTATAAACCTTACCAGTGCTAAATTCATTCAGTTACAAATGACCTACATTTTAAACCCAATCCACTACAAAAAACACACAAATAAATAAATAAATACATTGAATAAAAAAATATTTGACAAAAAATAAAAATAAATTTGCAAAATTGAAAATAGTTTTTTAATTTTACACCCATAACCAAAAAACAAAAAACAATGAAAAAACTATCTTTTTATTTTTTACTAACATTTATTTGCGCCACAATTACTGCCATTATCATTTTTTTATCATGGACTTTTTATATCATTTTTCATAACTAATTAATTAACCAATTTAAATCTAAACACAATGAGACAAAAAACAGTTTTTTCCGACTTATCACAAATTGCGCACCTTTGGGCTAATCAACATCAAAGCGAGGCTCGAAACAGTAGCCGAAATTTATTTTTTAATAATGATACTATTTATAGTTACGGGCATCATTTCCCAATTGGAAAGCACGTTAAAAATAACGCTGGGGAATATGCAACATTATTCACTTTGCGCACTTATTCAAAGAGATCGGAAGAGCGTCGTGTAGGGAAAGCAGACGTGTGCTCTTCCGATCTCAGCGTTATTTTTTAATAATGATACTATTTATAGTTACGGGCATCATTTCCCAATTGGAAAGCACGTTAAAAATAACGCTGGGGAATATGCAACATTATTCACTTTGCGCACTTATTCAAAG